ACAACAGCCTCGACGGCCTCAACATCCACGGGGCCATTGTGGACGAGGTGCACGCGCATAAGACGCGGGACCTTTGGGACATTCTGGAAACGGCCACGGGTGCAAGGCGTCAGCCTCTCATGTTCGCCATCACGACGGCGGGCGTATCCCGTCAGGGGATATGCCGGGAGCTTCACGACTACCTTGAGAAGGTGCTAGACGGTTCGCTTGAGGATGACAGCTTTTGTGGGATCATCTTTACCCTCGATGATGAAGACGACTATACAGATGAAAGGGTATGGGTGAAGGCAAATCCTAACCTCGGGGTATCCGTGAAGCTGGATGACCTGCGCGACAAGATACGCAAGGCGCGAGAGGCCCCGGCGGCGCTCAATGCTTTCTTGCGACTACATATGAACGTATGGACGCAGGCGGAGACGCGCTGGATAGACCCTGACGCCTGGGCGGCTTGCGGGGAGCAAACGCCCCTGGAAGACCTGCGAAAAGAGCCCTGCTATGCCGGGCTTGACCTTTCAAGTACGACGGATATCTCCGCTTTCGTGCTGAAGTTTCCGAGGACGGGTGACGCGCTTGGGTGGTTCTGGATACCAGAAGACGAGATGGAAAAGCGCGAGCGCCGTGACCGGGTGCCCTTTTCCGCGTGGGTTCGCCATGAGTATGTCGAGGCGACGCCGGGCAACGTGATTGACTACGAGTACATCCGGCAACGAATCAAACAGGTTGCGGCTGAGTTCAAGGGGCTGCGTGAGATAGGGTACGACCCCTGGAACGCTACCCAGCTGGCAATACAGCTTGAGGAAGATGGCTTCAACGTCGTGCCTGTTCGGCAGGGCTTCCAGACCTTGAGCCCCGCGGCGAAGGAACTAGAGCGCGAGATTATGAGCGGTGAGCTCAAGCACGGGGGCAACCCTGTGTTGCGCTGGATGGCCGCAAACGTGGTGCTTGCGGTTGATCCTGCTGAGAACATCAAGCCTGACAAGGCCAAGAGCGCGGAGCGGATAGATGGGATTGTGGCGCTTTGTATGGCGATATCGCGTCAGATTCAGAGCGAGGATGATACAAGCATATACGAGACTCGCGGCCTGCTGACCGTGTAGGGGGTGATTGAGATAGGCAGAAAACGAAGACAAAACAAGTCGAGCAACGTCACAGCGGACGCGCTTTCGGCGCTGCTTTCGCAGGTGTACGGAATGCCGACAAAGGCGGGGATAGACGTTTCACCCTCGAAGGCGTTGCAATGTTCGGCGGTGTATGCGTGTGTCGGGCTGTTGGCGGAAAGCGTCGCACAGTTGCCAGTGAAGGTGTATCGTGGCTTTGACGGCGAGAGGACAGAAGAACGGGATAACTGGGTGTATCGACTGCTGGCTCATCGCCCGTGTCCGTGGCTCACGTCGTTTAACTGGCGTGAGCTGGCGATGTTCTGCTTGTGCCTGCGCGGCGACTTTTACGCCTATAAAGTTCGTAACGCAGTGGGGCGGGTGGTTGAGCTGTTGCCCCTGTTGCCCGGAATGATTTCGGTGCGACAACTCCCCACATGGGAACTCGAATACAGCGTTACTTTTGCGAATGGGGATACAAGGACGGTGGGCCAGCGTGAGATATTCCACGTGATGTATCGCAGCGTGGACGGGGTAACGGGGATTTCCCCCATCGCTTGCCAGCGTGAGACAATCGGGCTCACCCTAGCGGCGCAAGAACACGGGGCCTCCACGTTCGCAAACGGGGCGAAGCCCGGCGGGGTGCTGAGCATTCCGGGGAACCTTTCGGAGGAAGCATACCAGCGACTCAAGACGAATTGGCAATCCGCGTATAGCGGGGAGAACAGCGGGGCCACGGCGATTCTCGAACAGGGGACAAAGTTCGAGGCGCTTTCCATGACAAACGCAGACGCGCAATTCTTGGAGACGCGGCGTTTCCAGGTGGAGGATATAGCGCGTATCTTTGGTATTCCCCTATTCATGATTCAGAGTACAGAAAAGACAACAAGCTGGGGCAGCGGTATCGAGCAGATGAGCATGGGCTATGTTCGTTATACTCTTCTGCCCTGGGTGCGGCGTTGGGAACAGGCGATCGCAAGGGACCTGATCGACGATACCGGCGAGCCTGGGCTTGAGGTGCGATTCAACCTGGACGGCTTGCAGCGGGGCGACCTAAACAGCCGCTATGACGCATACCAAAAGGGAATCAACATGGGCGTATTGAGCCCAAATGAGGTTCGTGAAATGGAAGATATGAACCCGTATGAGGGCGGGGATATCCACCTGATACCGATGAATATGAGAGTGGACAACGAAGAGGATACAGAGGGGAGTGATACGAATGCCGCCACTGAGCAGGAAGAGCTACCCGATGGAGATCAAGGAGATCAGTGAGGAAGGATATTTCAGCGGGTACGGCTCAGTTTTTGATGTGGTAGACGATTGGGATGACGTGATTGTACGGGGCGCTTTTGCTGAGACGCTGCAAAAGAAAACGCCAGTCATGCTGTGGCAGCATGATAGCGCCGAGCCCATTGGGGTATACGAAAGAATCCGAGAGGATGAAATAGGGCTATGGCTGGAAGGCCGTCTTTTGCTCGATATCGAAAAGGGGCGCGAAGCGCACATTCTATTAAAGAATCGTGCAATTCGCGGTCTTTCTATTGGGTTTCTTCCCTTGGCTTGGGAATGGGAGACCCGTGATAATACCCGCGTTCGTGTACTGAAAGATATTGATCTTTGGGAAGTCTCCCTCGTTACATTCCCGGCGAACCCAAAAGCTGTGGTAGACGAGGTTAAGACAGTTAGAGGGCTTGAAAATTTCCTGCGGGATGCAGGGCTTTCCAGGTCCGAGGCGAAAGCTGCGCTCGCCGCTATCCGTGCCGATTCTCAGCGGGATGCTGAGGCGGAGGATGCAAAGAAAGCAGCACTCAACCTAATTTCTAAAATGCGAGGTGTATAACCATGGATGAGATGAAGAACATCCTGAACGATCTTAATAAGGCGTTTTCCGAGTACAAGAGCGCCAATGATGCGAGGCTCGATGAGCTCAAAAAGAGCAGCGGGCAGGCAGGCGAGCTTGAGGCGAAGCTGGCGAAGATCGAGGCAGAGCTCCAGGCTCGCGAGGTGAGGCTGTCTGAGCTTGAGGCCAGGGCGAAACGGCCCGAGCTGGGTAACCTCACCCCCGAGGATGTCGCGAACCGTGAGCACAAGGCGGCCTTTGGGAAGTTCGTCCGTAAGGGCGTGACTGACGGCCTGGCTGACCTTCAGGTGAAGGCGGTACAGGTCGGGGTTGACGCGGATGGCGGATACGCTGTGCCGCGTGAGATGTATACGGAAATTTTCCGCCTCGTAAGTGAGGATTCCCCCATGCGGGCGGTTTGTGATGTGCGCCTTGTGGGGACCGAGGACATCATTCAGCTCGTGGATAACGGCGGGCTCACCACGGGCTGGGTCGGTGAAACCGACGCGCGGCCAGTAACCGCGACCCCAACCCTTAGCACGGTCTCGCCCGTGTTCGGGGAGATCTACTGCCAGCCTAGCGCAACGCAGAAGGCGCTCGATGATATCTTCTTTGATGTCGAGGCGTGGCTGGCGGAGAGCGCCGCGCGCGAGTTTGCGAAGCAGGAGAACATCGCCTTTACTTCCGGGACCGGGACCAAACAGCCCAAGGGCCTGCTTACTGTTACCACCGCGACGACGGCGGATGATACGCGGGCTTTCGGGACTTTCCAGCACATCGCGACCGGCGTTGCCGCCGATTTCCCAGCGACCTCTGCCGCATTCGGGGACATGCTTATTGACGTAATCACGGCGCTTAAGAGCCGCTACTATCCGCAGTCTCGCTGGATGATGAACCGTCAGACCCTCGCCGCTATCCGTAAGCTCAAGGATAACGAGAATAACTACCTGTGGCAGCCTGGACTCCAGAGCGGCGAGCCTAACAGCATTCTCGGCTTCCCCTATACCTATAACGACGATTTCCCGCCAGCGGGCGCGGGTGCTATCCCCATCGCTTTCGGTGACTTCCGCGAGGCGTATATCATCATGGACCGGACCGGCATTCGGCTGCTTCGTGACCCGTATAGCAACAAGCCGTATGTGAATTTCTACATGACCAAGCGGGTCGGGAACATGATTCTTAATAGCGAGGCGCTCAAGTTCGTCAAGTGCTCGGCTTAACCGTTGGGGGGCTTATGCCCCCCAAAACTTTTAATGGGGGTGATTCTGTGGAGACGAAAAAAATCAACGTCGCAAAGCCTTTCACGTTCTATATCGACGGGTGCAGGCGGCGCGATTTCGAGATAGGAGAGCATGAGGTCCCGTATGAATGCGCGGCATACGCGGAGGCTTACGGGTTCACGAAGCGGGCCCCGGAGGTGAAAGCGCATGGCGACGGAACCGGTCACCCTCGAAGAAGCAAAGCTCCAGATGAGGGTGGAGTTTAGCGATGACGACGCGCTAATATCCAGCTATATCACGGCGGCGCGCGAGTGGGCCGAGGGGTTTCTCAATACTGCGCTTGTTGCCGCTGAAGGCGAAGAGCCCCCGGCGGTAAAGCAGACCTGGAAGCAGGCCATACTTCTCACCGTGGCGAACTGGTACCAAAACAGGGAGACCGGCGGAATCCCCAACGCGGCGCAGCAGCTCCTTTGGCTTGATCGTAATGTTCCCACGGGGGTGAGCCCATGAGCGCCATAATAATTGAAAAGGCAGAGGGGCTTAGAAAAAGTCTCGGAGACCCTCCGTGGCTCGTGGCCGTTGGCACAGGGGAGCTTGGCGGCGAGCCGGTAATCTTCGTATATGCCAAGGGGCGAGTACCTTTTTCTTTGGTGCCTGACATGTGGCGCGGGGTAAAAGTCTGGGTGCGTCAGGTGTCCGATATCTCCCCCGCCGATGTAATGGGGTGATGAGTTATGGCCCTTCCAAGAGGCGCGGGCGCGCTATCTGAGCGCGTGGGATTCTACCGCCTCCAAAAAACAAAAGACCTGATGGGCGGGTATACCGAAGCGGAAACGCTCATCGGCGCGGCATATGCCCAAGTCAACGTCACGCAAGCGCGCGATAACGTGATAGCGGACCAAACGCGCGAGCTAAGAACGCATGAGATCATCATCCGCCCCGGCGCGGCGCAAGTACAACAGGGGGACATCGCCGTCTGGCGGGGGTGTCGCCTAGTGGTAAAAACGACACGCCCCGTCGCGAATTGGCTGATTCTGGACTGCGTGACGGAGGTGCGGTGATATGGCCGTCTTCGCATGGGGCCGCCTTGAGGGTTCTCAAGAGGTTATTGACCGGCTCAACAAATTCGGGGTGGATATAGTCCAGGAAAAGCTGCGCGAGGCCGTAAAAGCCGGGGCGGAGGTAGTCGCCGAAGACGCCAGAACACGCGCCCCCATTGGAACGCGAGAGCCCCGAAAAGGGGCCGGGACTGGACGCCTCAAAGCCTCAATCAAAGTGAAGCTGGCGAAGAAGGGTATATCTGCGAAGGTAGAGGCCGATTACCCGCGCAACGCCGGAACGCGCAAGAGTACCACAAAAAAGCAGAAGGCTGGCTCAAAAGAATATTACGCGTTCGCTGTGGAGTACGGAACGAGGAAGATGGCGGCGCAACCTTTCATGGCCCCAGCCCTCGCGGCGAAGGCCCAGCAAGTGTACGACAAGATGAGCCGCGCAATGGAGGAGGCGTGTCGTGAGGCTGGCAGAACTGTATAGGGACATTTACGCCCGGCTAACGGGCAATGACGCGCTTGTGACGCTTTTAGGCGGCGAGCGCGTTTTTGATTACATGCCCGACGAGAAGACGCCCGGCCCGTATATCGTCATCGGCGACACCTTCGACAGCGAGGGCCGGGTGATGAGCGACGAAGAGCGCCGGGTAGAGATTCGGCTGCATATTTGGAGCTCTTACCGTGGCCGGGCGCAGGTAATCGAAATTGAGCAGGCCGTCGAGGCGGCCATGGAAAGCGCCGCGCAGGTCTACATCTTTGAGAGTTTCCAGATTCTAAGAGATGAAGACTGGATGCACGGCGTTTTAGTTTTTAGAACCTATATCGAAAGAATGGAGTGATTTTGAATGCCGAAAGTTGCATCGAAAAATAGCGTTGTCATGGTGGAGATCGGCAGCTTGCCAACTCAGATAATGGCTTGCCGCGACTGGACAATGACGACCGCCAGAAATACTATCGACGTGAGCACCATCGCGACAGAATGGAAGGAGTACCTACCCGGCCAGATTGAGGCCACGATGTCTTTTACGCTTCTATTTGATACGAACAATGCCGAAGCTGATGCCGCAATAGAAAGCGCGCAGTGGGCAGGGACGCCGCTCACTTTCCATATTCGCCCCGCTGGAAGCGCGACGGGAAATTCTGAGTATGTTCTCACGGCGTATGTAACCCAGTGGGATGTATCCGCGGCAACCGAGGATGCTATCCAGGTTTCCGTATCGGCGCAGGGCACTGGCGCGATCACAAAGAGTGCAATCTCAGGATGAGGATCATCAATATAGGCGGCGAGCCGTATGAGATCCAGTATGGCCAGAACGCCATTTGCGCGCTCGAGGATGAAGTAGACGACAGCATAATCAACCTTATCCAGCGGTTGGAAAAGGGGACGAAGCTCAAATTCTCAGATCTTCGCGCAATCGTCTGGGCCGGGATGCTGGGGAAGCGGCGTAGCATTACCCCCGAGGCCGTTGGCGCGCTTTGCGATGATTCCGACGTATCACTGCGGGCCATTGCTATGGAGTGTGTGAGCGAGCTTGTAGACAGTTTCCGGCGCTATATCCTGCTCGATGATGGCAAGGGGGACACTGAAAAAAACGAGTAATCACGAGGGCTGAGCGCTTGCGGGCACGTGAAGAGATGTACCTGTACGCGCTTGGCCCTCTTGGCTTGCGCCGGGAGGAGCTGTGGACCGTTACAAATGGTGAACTCATGGACATGATCGAGGCGCGGCAATACCGCGTTTGGCTCGACCGGCGCGAGCAGGCCATACACACGGCGGCCATAATGAATCTGTGGGCGAAGCGGCGCATATCGCCGCAAGATATCGCGGGCATATGGAAACGCGGCCGGGTGCTCGGCAAAACGCAGTTTATCCAGGAGTGGAAAGCGGAACGCCGTAAACGAAGGGAGGCGGAGTGATGGCAGCTTTTTCGGGAAAGCTAAATATAGTCATAGGGGCAAAAACTGACGAACTACAAAAAAAGCTAAAAAGCGTAAACAAGAGCATCGGCGAGCTTGGAAAAAATATCACAATCGCAACCGCCCCCTTGATGACCTTGCGAGCAACCGCAATGGGCGTTGGGCTCAAGATTGAAGAAGCATTTAGAACAATCAAGATAGGCACAGGCGCGGCGGGCGCGGCGCTGAAAGAACTCAAGGATGATTTTAAGGCGATAGCGGTTCTGGGCCCGCAAAGTTTCGATGACAGCGCAAAGGCCATTGCTGACCTCAACACCATGACCGGGGCCTCGGGGAAGACGTTGCAAACTCTTTCTATGGCGGTACTCGACGCCTCGCGCATGATGGGGACCGACTTGGGCGGGACCATCGCCAGCCTCGGAAAACTGCTAAACAACTGGAATTTACGCGCTGACCAGGGTGTAGAAGTTCTAGATAAGCTGTTCTTCGCCTCTCAAGCAACTGGTATGGGAATGGACGCCATAGCGCAAGGCGTGACCTCCGCTGGCGGCGCGCTTCGTACTCTTGGCCTTGGGCTCGATGAATCCATTGTCCTTATTGGCACACTGGATAAGGCCGGAATCAACGCGCAGCAGGCGATGAAATCCTTTTCAAAGGCGCTTGTGGCTCTTGCAAAGGAAGGCGTCGCCGATACATCCCAAGCTCTAAAGCAGATTATCGAACAGATCAATGGCGCAAGTAGCATGGGCGAAGCGCTTGACCTGGGTAAAAAGATGTTTGGGATTAAGGCGGGCGCGGATTTGGCTATCGCTATACGCGAGGGCAAGATAGAAATCAATGAGCTTGTCGATGCGCTCAAAACCGCAAGCGGCACAATCGCTGAAACTTCCAAGGAAACAATGACATTTGGCGAGCGGTGGAGCACTCTCGGAAATCAAGCCGCTATGGCGCTTGAGCCGTTGGGGACAAAGCTTGTCACCATGGCAGAACAGTATATGCCAGATCTGAGTGAGGCCATTAGCAAATTTGCCATTGATCTTGATGAAACCACCATAAAAATCACGGCGCTTGTGGTGGCGACGGGCCCGGCCATGATGGCGTTAAGCGGCTTAATAACGAGCTTCACAACGGTTGCGGGCGCGATAAAAGCCGTTGCGATTGCGCTTTCTGGGCCTGTCGGGCTTACCATAGCACTTGGCGCTTCGATCGTTGGGCTTGGCGAGTACCTCATTAGCCTTAAAGACACGCGAGAGGAAACAGAAAGAGCGGGCAAAATAACCCGTTGGCTTGCGGATGGGTTTGACAGCCTCAGCACAGAGGAGGCGGAGGCGCAGCTTGTTGGTATTCAAAACGAACTAATTGAGCTTCGCAGGCAGGCTGTATTAGCGGCAAATGAATTAAATAAGCTTGCCAGCATGGGGCAGGGCGTTATTTTTTCTATGAAGTTTGATGACGCTATAGCCAATGAGGAAGCGATAAAAAAAGCAATCGCGCTCAATGAGGAAAAAGCAAAGAAGCTGGCCGAAAAGATAGCACGTGCTAGAGCGAGGAACGTTGCCCCTGATCTGAGCGTTACAGAGGTCCCAGAAGGGAATAAATCCGGCGGCGGAGGCGGCGGCAAAAAGAAAGGCGGCGGCGGAGGCGGTGCAAAGTCTGGAAAATCGGCGCTCGATCTTTTCGTGCAAGATGTCCAGGACCGCATAAAGTACTTCAAAGAGGACGGCAATGCCTACATGGCAAAGATCGACGCCATGCAGGCCAAGACAAAGCCCCTCACGGACGATTGGAAGAAGCTACAAGACCTTCGCTTGAGCATCGACGATACAGCCTTTTCGGGGAAACTCCAAAAGATACAGGATGAAATTAAGTATCTCGACAAAGACGGCGCGGCTTTTGTGCCAGAACTGCAAAAGATGCTGGAAGGTCTCGACCCGCTTTCGGAGAAATGGAAACGCGTGCAAGATGTAATAACCAACATAACCGATAGCGGATACAGTGAGAAATGGAGCAACCTTGCGTGGGAATTTTCCGAGGGGCTGCTCAGCGCCGCCGATTATGCCCGGATGCTAGAAGTCGAGATCGCCGGGCTCACCGAGGGGACAGACAAATGGCGCGCGCGTTTTTCCGAACTCCAAAACATCAAAGCCTCTGAAATTAGCAAGCTCCTTGATTCACTCTCGCATCAGTTCGAGAGTGGCAAGCTTTCCAATGTCGAATATGAGGCCGCCCTTGCCGGGATAGTGTCTCAATTTAAGGAGTTCCCAAGAGCCGCAAAGATGGCCATGGAAGCTCTCGAAGCATTCCAAAAACAAAGCGAGCTCACAACCGTATCCGTCGGGCAGCAACTCCAAGAGGCGCTAAAGCAGACCACCAAAGATTTCAACGAAATGTGGGGCAAGGGCATAGAAGGCGCGGTAGACGGCTTTTTAGAGGCGTCTATCCGGGGCAGCGACTTCGGTGCGTCGCTGCGCAAGCTGGGCGAGGATATAGTGTTCACGACGCTCAAAATGATCATACTCAAGCAAATCATGGGTATGTTCGGGATGGGCGGCGGCGGGGCCGGGCTTGGGGCAGGGCTCGATATAGGCGCGTGGAATGCCGGATTTTCTTTCCCGACTTTTGCCAATGGTGGCGCATTCTCTCACGGGCACCTGGTTCCTTTTGCGAGGGGCGGCGTCGTGCATCGCCCCACGATCTTCCCCATGGCAACCGGCGCGGGGCTCATGGGCGAGAGGGGCCCCGAGGCCGTTATGCCGCTAGAGCGGGATTCTCACGGGCGGTTGGGTGTGGCTGCGTCCGGCGCAGCGATGGAAGCCCCGTCGGTAACGGTAAACGTTATTAACGAGAGCAGCCAGCCTGTCACGGCAACACAGACCGGGCCCGCGTTCGATGAACAAATGCGCCAGATGGTGGTGGGCGTGATCTTGCGTGACCAAGCGACCAACGGTCCCATAACCCAGAATTTTAGACGGAGGTGAGAACATGGACTGGCCTAATGTGCAGCTTCCAAGCGGGCTTGATGAGACGACGGAAGACCCCGCAATCAGTACGGAGTTCGGGACGGGCATAGTACAAACGCGGGCAAGATACACACGGATGAGGCGGACATGGGAACTCACCTGGGCTAACATGCGGGGCTCAGATTATCGAGCCCTGCGCGCATTCTATGAGCTGGCCCTGGGCGGCTCGCTTCCTTTCAACTGGACGAACGTAAAAGAAAATAAGACTTACAACGTCCGTTTTAAGGGTGAGCTGAAAGCGAGACACACCGTGATGAGCTGCTGGAATGTCTCCCTTACGCTTGAGCAGGTGTAGAAATGCTTGATCTATCTAATGTTGCGATCATCGAAAAAAATAAACTCGCCTCGGATGGGGCGTGGATTCTTCTGGCGGAGATATACGTTACGGAGGGCGTTATACTGCGGATTTGCCGAAATACGGAAGATATCACGTGGAATGGCGAGACGTGGACGGCGTTCCCTTTCGAGCTTGACGCCCCGCGTCAGAGTGCCAGCGGAGAAATTCCAAATTTTTCGATCAAAGTATCAAACGTAACGCGCACGGTAGAAAGCTACGTCGAGCAGGCCGGAGGCGGTGTTGGCGCAACGGTTCGCCTCATGGTGGTGATGTCGAATCATCTTGACCTCACGCTCCCTGAACTCGACGAAGAATTCAGCGTGCAGTCTACGAGCTATGATGAGCAGTGGGTTAGCTTTACGTTGACAGGCGCGGTAAACCTATTCCGCCGTGTACCTTTGCGCCGCTTCCTTAAAAATTTCTGTCCATTCCAATACAAGGGGCCAGAATGTAAGGCAACATCAGCACTCACAGAATGCGATAAAAGTTTCTCCGCGTGCAAGGAGCGCAACAACTCGCAGCGCTTCGGCGGCGAACCGGCAATACCGCAGGGTGGCCTATATGCGACGCGTGGTTGATCTTGTTGGCGCGCCGTTCGCTGACGGTGGGCGCGGGCCGGATTCATACGACTGCTGGGGCCTAGTGCGTGAAGTTTACCGGCGGTATGGCGTGGAGCTTCCGAACTATACAGGCTGTTGCTATGACTTTGTGCGATTCTACGAGGGGTTTCTTGAGGAGCGCCCCAAATGGACGCGGCATGAGCCGCCTGATATACCGACGCCCGCCGTTGTGGCGATTCGTTTCAACGCCCCGTTTGTAAATCATGTCGGGGTCTACATTGGAGATGGGAAATTTTTACATACACGCGAGAAAACGGGGGTGGTTATAGAGCTTATCCGGTCCCCCGCTTGGCGAAGAAGAATCGAGGGATTTTATACATGTCCGTTACCCTTGTAAAAATAAACAATCCTTTTGATATTAGGGACCGCGATATTACGAGCGTAAAGCTAGACGCGGCGCGCCCTTTTCAGGATTTTCTCTCTGAATATGTCCATATTAGCGATGAATTAGAGTACCACGCCTCCATAAATGGGCGCGTCTTTGCGCCGGATGAAATCCCCGCGCAGCTTGTCGCGCCGGGTGATTATGTCGCCGTCTGTCCCGTATTGCGGGGCGGCGGGGGCAACGGGGGAAAGAATCCGCTTGCCATTTTGGCTGGTATCGCGCTGGCCGCGTTTGCTTTTGGCGTCGTTGCGCCGGGGGTTTCGGGGATGTTCGGCGGGTCAGCTATCGCCGGAAAGCTTGCAGGCGGTATAACGCTCATGGTGGGCGGTCAGCTCATTTCCAACGCTTTCGGGCCAAAGATGAAGGAGTCGGAAGATACCGAGTCATACAGATGGGGCTCTCTCCAGCCTATCACGGCTCAGGGCGCGGTGATTCCCATCACATACGGAACCGTACGCACGGCGGGACAAGTTCTAAATCAGTATGTTCGCGTGGATGGGGATACCCAGTATATGGAGCTGCTCCTTTGCGGCGGACAGGGCCATATTGATGAGTTTTCGGATATCCGAATCAACGATAACCCGGCGGAAAATTTCCAGAATGTAACGTGGGATACCCGGCCCGGTGATAACTCTCAGACGCCGATTAGCGGCTTTGAGAATCTTTATGATACGCAGTATGTCGGGTTCACGCTCAAATGCGGCAACAACTCGAAAGGAGAAGAAGATAAGGATATCCCCGGAGAGTGGTTTGTCTCTGAGCTTGAGGGGGACGCGGCGGATTATCTTGAGGTTACGCTGGATTTTCCTGAGGGGATGGGGTGGTATCCGGAAACCCGCTCCGGGCCGGAATCGCACTGGGTCAAGCCGGAGTTCGAGTATTCGATGGAAACCGCGCCGGGTTCATGGGGAAGCTGGGTGCCTTGGTTTGTGGAAGAGTTCGAGGGCGCGACTGCAAAACCGTTTACGCGCGTAAGAAGGACTGGCAAGCTCACGTCTGGAAGATACCGAGTACGAGCGCGTATGCTTGCGAAGGACGGCGCACACCCCACGAAGGACAAAAACACCACAGTATGGACCTCGCTCACGACCGTTGTTGAGTCGCCCATGGTGCACCCAGGAAAGGCGCTCCTCGGCATAAAGATGCAGGCCACGGACCAGCTCAACCAAAGCACGCCCACTGTCACATGGCGACAGACAAGAAACAAAGTACTTGTGTACATGAATGGCCAGTGGCAACAAAAGAACGCGCGCAACCCGGCATGGATTATTTATGATCTTTGTGTCCAGGCGCGTTCACTCGATGGGACTGTGCACGTCTTCGGCGAGTCCCCCGAGCGCATGGACCTAACTGCATTTGCGGCCTGGGCGGCGTGGAATGAGCAAAGCCTTGGCAACCGTGGCCCCATCGTTATGAATCTTCTTGTAGATGAAACTAAAGACTTGTGGCAATGGGTAAACGATGTTGCCGCAAGCGCTCGCGGCGCGGTCGTAATGCGGGGGACCAAGATTTCCTGTATTTGGGATCAGCCTTCCGAGCCCGTGCAGCTTTTCAGCATGGGGAACATTGTTGCTGGCTCGTTTAGCGGCGAGTTTCTGAGCGTTGACGGGCGAGCCAACGCCGTTGAAATCTCCTTTTTAAACGAAGCGAAAAATTTTGAGCGCGAGCAAATAACCGTATACGGCCACGGGTTCGACGATGCTGACAACCGCGCAAACCCGGTATCCGTAGAGCTCACGGGCATAACAAACTTTGACGCGGCCTGGCAAGAGGGGCTGTATAGGCTCAACCAGAATCGCTATATTTTGCGAACAATAACGTTTACAGCGGAT